TTGATCACGAACGTGACATGAAGTTTACCTATGCCGCCATGGAACAATGGCGCGGCAAATATCTGGTTAAGAATCGTGTTACTGGAGAGATGTATGAAACTCCACAAGTGGCTTACATGATGATTGCGGCCACATTGTTTGCTGACTATCCTGCAGAAACTAGATTAAATTGGATTAAAGATTACTATGATGCAGTAAGTCAACATTACATTAGTTTGCCTACTCCCATGATGGCCGGCTTGCGTACACCACAACGTCAATTCAGCAGTTGTGTATTAATTGAAACTGATGACAGCCTGGACAGCATCAGTGCAACCAGTGCCAGCATTGTTCGTTATGTAAGTCAGAAAGCCGGCATTGGTATTGGTGCTGGCCGTATTCGTGCATTGGGCAGTCCAATTCGTCGTGGAGATGCATACCATACTGGTGTTATTCCTTTCTACAAAGTATTCCAAGCAGCCACACGTAGTTGTAGTCAAGGTGGGGTGCGTAACGGTGCGGCCACACTATACTATCCTATATGGCATTTGGAAGTAGAGGATTTGTTGGTATTGAAAAACAACAAAGGTACCGACGACAATCGCATCCGTCATATGGATTACGGTGTGCAGTTTAACAAACTCATGTATGAACGTTTGTTAACTGGTGGTGACATTACATTGTTTAGCCCACACGACGTGCCTGACATGTATGATGCATTTTTTGCAGATCAAGATAAGTTTAAAGAGTTATATGAACGTGCTGAACGTAATACTAGACTTAAGAAAAAGACCATTAAGGCAGTAGACTTGTTTACTGCATTTATGAATGAACGTAAAGATACTGGACGTATCTACTTAATGAATGTGGATCACGCCAATACTCATGGATCATTTAAACCTGATCTTGCACCAGTAAAGATGAGCAATTTATGCTGTGAGATCACATTGCCCACTGTGCCGTTGACTGACATCAACGATGAGAATGGCCGTATCGCATTATGTACATTATCAGCAATTAATTGGGGGTTGATTAAAGACCCACGAGATTTTGAGAAATACTGTGCGTTAGCAGTGCGTGGGTTAGATAGTTTGTTAAGTTATCAAAATTATCCCATCAAGGCAGCACAGATAGCGACCCAAGAGTTCAGGCCATTGGGTGTGGGTATTGTTAACTTTGCGTATTGGTTGGCCAAGAATGATGTTAGCTATACTGATCCGGCGGCATTAGATCTAGTTAATCAGTATGCTGAAGCCTGGAGTTATTATCTAATCAAAGCAAGTGCAGATCTTGCAGTAGAGAAAGGTGCTTGTACTCGTAGCAAGGACACCAAGTATGGCGATGGAATTTTACCGGTAGATACATACAAGACAGAAGTAGATGAGTTAGTTACTGACAAGCTAACAATGCCGTGGGAAGAATTAAGGAAACAGTTACGTGCCACGGGAATTCGCAATGCCACATTGATGGCGTTAATGCCCAGTGAAACCAGTGCTCAGATTAGCAATAGTACCAACGGTGTAGAACCTCCACGTAGTTATGTAAGTATCAAACAAAGTAAAGATGGATCGTTAAAACAAGTGGTACCAGAGTATCGTAAGTTGAAAAACAAATACGAGCTGTTGTGGGATCAAAAGAGTCCAGAAGGATACTTGAAGATCATGGCTGTATTGCAAAAATACATTGATCAAAGTATCAGTGTTAATACCAGCTATAACCCCAAGTTCTATGAAGAAGAAAAGATCCCCATGAGTGAAATGTTTAAGCACTTGGTTATGTGCTATAAGTATGGTATCAAGACATTGTATTACTTTAACACATATGATGGACAAGGTGAGATGGATGTTGGTAGCATAGTAATTGAAACATCAGCACCAGGTATCAATGAATCAGAAGAAATATGCGACAGTTGCGCCATTTAATTAAAGAGAACTATGACAAATTCGGTATTCCCATTAAACAAGAAAAAATCTCATTTAGAATCATTAGCATTTTTAGATCCTGATGGTGGAGTTGATATACAACGATATGAAGAACTAAAATACAAACAGTTTGAGAAGTTAACTGAACGGCAAATTGGATTCTTTTGGCAACCCACTGAGGTAGATGTGTTGCGTGATGCCAAGGACTTTAAAGACCTTAACGACCATGAGCAACACATCTTCACTAGTAATCTGAAACGTCAAATTCTATTGGATAGTGTGCAGGGTCGCAGTCCCAACTTGGCTTTTCTGCCTTTGGCGTCTATACCAGAGATTGAAACCTGGATTGAGACTTGGAGTTTTAACGAAACCATTCATAGTAGAAGTTATACACATATTATTCGTAATATCTATTCTGATCCTGGTAAAATATTTGATGAGTTAACCGACATCAAAGAGATTATGGAATGCGCCAAAGACATCAGTAAGTACTATGATGAACTAATTGAATACAGTTTGTGGTATCGGTTATTTGGAGTTGGTACACATACTGTTACTAATAAACGCGGTACTCAAACTAAAGAGATCAAAATGTATGAGCTAAAGCGATTGCTTTGGCTTGCCATTAACAGTGTTAATGTATTAGAGGGAATTCGTTTCTATGTGAGTTTTGCGTGTAGTTGGGCGTTTGCTGAACTTAAAAAGATGGAAGGCAATGCTAAAATTATCAAACTAATCTGCCGTGATGAAAATTTGCATTTGGCTGGTACACAGACATTGCTTAAAATATTACCCAAAGATGATCCTGTATTTGAAAAGATTGCAGAAGAAACCAAAGCTGAATGTGAAGCAATGTTTATTGCGGCCGCAGACCAAGAGAAGGCTTGGGCAAAGTATCTGTTCAAGGATGGTAGCATGATTGGACTTAATGAACAATTGTTATCAGAATATGTAGAATGGGTTGCTCATAGACGTATGACTGCCGCAGGGTTGAAAAGTCCGTTCAAAGTTAATGGTGATCCATTGCCCTGGACTGCCAAATGGATCAGCGGTGGGGAAGTTCAAGTGGCTCCTCAGGAAACCGAAATAAGTAGTTATATTATTGGCGGAGTAAAACAAGATATAGATACAAATACTTTCAAAGGAATGTCACTATAATGCTAACAATCTACAGCAAGGCCAATTGCCCATATTGCACCATGGCTAAAACTTATTTAACCAACAAGAACATAAATTTCACAGAAGTCAAGATTGATGAGAATTCAGAAGCTCGTGAATTTATGTTAAGTGAGGGGCACAGATCAGTGCCGCAAATTTATAAAAACGGGCAACTGTTTGTGGCTGGTGGATATCAAGGGCTAATTGGTCTTACTGAATCCGTATTACTTTCTAAATTGGGGATATAATGTTATTAATCAAAACTGGATATAAAGTGGGTGATTTAGTCAGCGTGAAGATCGTTACTGCTGAGGAAATTATTGCTAGACTTAAAGAAGAAACTGACACATCATACACATTTGAACGCCCGGTCAGCCTAGTTCCTGGCCCTAAAGGCATGTCAATTGTTCCTTACTTAATGACTGCGGATGTAGCTGAAGCTATGACCCTAGACAAAACCAAAGTAATCACTGTGGCAAAAACCAACAAAGAAATCGAAACCTCTTATATACAGGCCACCACTGGAATTTCCATATAAATACTAATACAGTGAGGTAATAATGTATGCCAGCAGTAGTCAGGAAGGACGATCAAAATAACGCAGGTGGGTTAGCCACATCAATGGTAGTGCCATCTGTTCTTATTAACGACAAACCATGCGCGGTAGTCGGTACGATTATATCTTCACACTCACCCTTTGGCCCACCACACCCACCACATGAGGCTGCGGTTATTACTGTGGGAAATAGCACAGTATTAGTTGAAGGTAAACCAATTGCTTATGTGGGTAGTCCAAATTCATGTGGACATAGTATGGCAACTGGTAGCCCTGACGTAATGGTGGGGTAACGGTATGCCTTGCTCAATTGTTTCCCCATCTTCCACTACTAGTTTTACACCAGTAGCGGTGCCGCCCGCGAACAGTACCACACCAGGAGTCACTAGTGGAGCAGATTCACCAACAATTGGTGGCCCTCCATATTCTCCTCCTGGTAGTTGTGATATGCCAGCTGATGGTTATGACGGCGCTGAAGTATATGCAAAACAAATTAGTAAAAATTTTACATTGGGGCAATTCTCAAATAAGGCTGTATGCACCCCCCAAAAAGTTGCAATTAGTCGATGCGCTGGCCCACCAACAGCATTCACACCACAACAGATAGCTTGTAATTTATCATACCTAGCAAAAACATTAATGGATCCTATTAGTGATAAAATGAAAGCAGATGGGCGTACTGGTTTTATAATTACTAGCGGATTTCGTCCAGGCACCGGGGGTGACACTAGTGATCATGCTAGAGGAATGGCTTGTGACTTTCAGCCATCTGGCGGATGGTTGGAATCTTATCGAGTAACTTTAATTAAATGGATAATGGAAACACTGGGTACAAGTGTTAGACAAGTAATTTTTGAAAAGTCTACTCCTGGTGGGGCATTGGGGTGGATACATGTGGCTGTAGTTGTGCCGGGATACCCAAAGCTGCCAGGCCAAATTCTGACCTGTGTTGATGCTGACAAGCGGGCATCCGCAACATACACCCCCGGGCTGCCAGGACAGGCTGGTGTTCCTTATACGGTGAGATCATGAGTTATACTCCTACAAGTATTATAGCTAGTTTGGGATTGATCAAAGGTGATGGATTAAATCTCAATAACATTACTAACTCTACAACAAGTTTTAGTTCTTCTGCTTTGCCGGCTCAATTCAAACTATGTGTTACTGCGGCGGCCGCCGCTGGTGCAGCAAACAGTACCGCAGTATTAGCCATTGGTGGAGACTTATTGCCTGGTATGCTGGGCAGTGTGCCAGTAGACGCCGCCGCATCATTATCTAGTTCAGGATTTACTGGAAAAACATTTGCCGAAGCCGCACAAGGACAAGCTGAGAAGATATTTCCCAGTGGCGATATCAGTAGTTTTGTACAAAATATGGGTAAAGCATCCGGTGCGGTTGCAATGTCCAGTGACTTACTCAAAGCCGCACAGACAGTAAGCACAATGGGATTCAATGAGTTTGGTGCTGGCATTACTAAAATTAGCGACCTGGCAACTGGTGGGCTGGGAAAACTAAGCATGGTGGCTGGAGTTGGACTCAAAGAGCTGGGCACACAAATGCAAAAATTAGGATCTTCTGAAAATTTATCAGCCTTGACAGAAGCAAAATCATCTATCTCTACTGGATTAAACACATTAACCACACAAACCGGTGACGCATTGGATGGAGTTACATCCATGGGTAGTAAGTTAAGTGGGTTAGCGAGTGGTGCAATGGGTGAAATTAGCAAGGCAGTAAGTGGTGCAACCGGGGCTTTGGGCGGTGCAATGAGTTCAGTTACTGGTGCGATAGGTGGTCTAGGCGGCGGTGCTAACATGCTGGGTGCTGCCGGATCGTTAATGACCAATGCTCAAGCGCAACAAGTACAGGGTCTATTGGATTTTAAAAACAATGTAGGAAATGCCATCAATGTATCAGCTAATCTAATAGGCAAAGGTCTGGGAGCAGTTGGTGGGTTAATGCCAAAATTATCAGATGCTGGATTACCTACTATACCAGCAGACCTAAAAGAATTTGCCGGCAATACGTTTGCTGTAGGTAAAGCCAGCAACATATTGAGCACTATTAATGCACCGACAGACTTGGCGTCAATTAAATCTGCATTAAATATTGACCCAGCAGTGATAATGACCAGTGCTAAAGATTTACTCGATCCCATTGCAATGGTGCCAGAACTAAACAACTTCTTAGATACCAACATCTATGGGCAGATGCCTAAATTGTTAAACAGTATACCAGGTGGAGAGAATATCACTGACCCACAACAGTTGGGCGAACTGTTAGCTCAACTGGAAGATGTGCCAGCAACAGATGCATTAGATGCCGCCCCAAATTTTGTTGAAATTGAAGATTTGACTGATTTAGCGGATCTTTTGCCAGAAGCAGATTCACCAGATGGGAATATTACTACCGCAGATTTAATAGGTATAGTCGGCGGTGGACCAATTGCAGTAATTTTAAATGCGGCAAAAACGGCCAATGATAAGTTGGCAAGCACCACGCAAGCACAAACAATTTTAACATTGTTAACAAATTTACAGTCTGATTTGGCTGCCGCTGGTGCCGGTGATTGGACTACTACGGCCATGGGGGTTGTATACTCTGGATATCCAAGTGGAAGATCCATAGCTGATTATAAGACATTGATAGAAACCCAGATGAACTCGATCTTATCCAGTAGCAGTGGAGAAGTGGCAGAGTTAGCAACAACATTGGGGGAAAGTTTTAGCAGAGCAGCCGGAAAATTAACTAAACAAATTTCTGGACTAAGTAAGATGGGGGTTGATTTAACAGAAGTACAAACTGGTAGCCTAATGCCAGTTATTGGTTTTGGTCGTGGTTTAGCCGACATGGCCAAACAACCCGGCAACGAAGATATTTTGGTTGCCATGTGCAGTGATGATGCTGTAGGTCAAGCATTAAAATTGCACATAGTGGAGAAGAAAAATCTAGCAGTTTTGGAGAAATTTGGTATGAGCCCGCCAAATGTTTTTAAATTTTAGTTGATTTTTACTAAAATATCTGCTATTATAACCATAGATATGTGCTAACATATTGTAGTTTAACACTACGTTTACTATAAGTTCAGTACTTTAAATATCTTGTCAACAGTGAAAGAGGAGAAACAATCATAATGTCTAATAAACTTATGCGAAGTACTACTGCATTATTCTTTACCATGGCCATCATTAGTATGATGTTCAATGTGAAGCTGTTCACTGATTTGGAATCTATAAAAAGTTCCTATCAAAACATCAGTATCAATTCAGTTTTTAAAAATTTAAATTTTGGTACCAAGGTTGATCAAGCTGAACTAAAATGTTTAACCGAAAACATATATTATGAAGCAGGTAGTGAAAGTTATGCGGGTAAAATTGCTGTGGCAAATGTAACTATGAATCGTCTTAATAGTGGTCGGTATCCGAAAACTATTTGCGGTGTAGTATATGAGGGCAGTAATAACCCACGTAATATTGCATGTCAATTTAGTTGGACCTGTGATGGATCTGCTAACCGTCCAAAAAATCCAGTTACCTGGAGTCAGAGTCAAAGCATCGCCAAGATGATGTTATCTAATGATAAAAAAGTTGCAGATATTACTGATGGAGCAGAATTTTTTCATGCCAATTATGTCAAACCAGACTGGAGTCGTATATATACTCGTGTAGCCACAATTGATAATCATTTGTTTTATCGCAGATAATATCTAGATTGCTTAAATACGAATACTGTGTGTGCAAACATACAGTATAAATTCACTAAGGAGCGTAATGTGACTACCAAGAAACAAGTTCAAGAACAAGAAATTGAAAGTGAATTAGAAGATGATTTTGATGAGGATGAAAGTATTACTGGTGATGATTATGTTTTTATATTGCGAAGTGATGGCAGTATAAAAGGAATAATTACACCAGATGATGATCCATTTGATGCTCCTAAATCTGTTAAGAAAATCTGTAAGATATTGGGATTAGAAAATCCCAATATGATTGGTATGGATGTGGGTATGTTACATTAATGGAACCGATATACATTACTGATATTGACATAAGTGATTTGCCATTACTTAATGACAATTATGATTTGCCGGCGCCATATTCTAAATATAAATTTGAAACCCCAAAGCCTAATTTTTTGAGAAGAACTACTGGTATATTCAAAGAAAAATGGAATTTTGACAATGTACATGAAATTATGCCTTGGAAAGATATATGTGCTAGAGTAACAAATAGTAGCAAGCCATACTATGACTCAATTGGTGATGATAGTACAACATACTCCATTTTAAGCAGTTGGCTTAGTGCCTATCTCAATCCTGGAGAATCTGTAATGTGGCACAAGCATCGCAATACAGATGACCCTTTTGATGCTACTGCATTATTATTCTTAACTAGCCACCCAACACCACTTTTAGTATCTAGGTTGCCTGGTAATAGTTATATGAAAACTCAAAAGATTGTTGTTACAGATACAATTGACACTGTAGCCGGTAGATTAGTTATTTTTGGCGGTGATGTTTTTCATATGGTACCACCTATTGATCAACCAGGTAGATGGACTTTGGCTATACAATTTAAAAAATCTTCACTAATTACATAACCCCAACCAATCCCCAGAGTTTTACTGGACGTAAGTTGTTGATTTCATTGAAGAAATTTATTTGCCTGTTTTGGTTGACTTCTTGATCAAAAAGCGTATAATAGCTACATACAGTTAGATAACGGAGCAAAGCAAATGTCGTATAAAACAGTTGATGCAATTTTCATATACTGTTATGCAATGGAAGGTTTCATCCGTATCGGACGTGATGGTTCAATTAAATTCATGTAAGGAGAGGTTATGTCAGAAATTATCACAATAGGTATTCCGCAGTATGATCGTGAGCGTTATGGTTCGCTGTATGACCGCGGTAGTGCAGATGCATATTACAGCCGTAACGCCACTCCACATTGGTATCCCGATGGATCTTACAACGGCGACGTAGTAACGGACTTGGATCAAGACGAAATTGCTGAATACATGCGTGGATACCACGAATGCACGGATCGCAAAGATTGGGGTGAATAGTAGTTGACAAAGTGGTCAGAAGGCTATATAATAGACACATACACTAAAAAAACGGAGAAGTAAATGAACCTCGAAGCTTACAATAAATTGGTTGCTGAAGAAGCTGAAATGGCTAAAAAACTTTCCGAAATGGAAAGTCAGTTTTACTCAGCTCAAAAGGCAGTTGAACGAGCCCGCAAAGAGATTCGCAATCAGGTCCAATCCACGTTCAAGAAAGACAAGGCCACCGCAGTTATGGAACTCAATGGTCGCGTTTTGAAACTGCGTATCAATAAGTTTTCGGTTGTAGTCACTGAAAACAACAAAGAGATTGGCCGTTTCCGCAATGGGTATTCGGCAGAGTTTGCTTTTGCTACTGGCCAAATTTAATTAAAGGAGATCACAACATGATGTTCACCCTAGAAATTTACAAGAAAGATGCTCGTAAAAAAACAGGCGAGCGACTTGTTGGGAAATATGATTATGATCGCAAAGATAGTGCCGCTATGGAACGCGAGATCAAAGACCTTTATCCCACTTATAAAAAAGCCGACGGTTACCGTTTTGAAATCCATGAAACGTATGTGACTAAAACAAACCTGATGGGTGGCCGAGAGTTTACTGAGCGTTATGATACGCCTTACTATTGCAGTCCGTCAAGCGAAACGTATTGGAGCTCGTGAGATGAACAACCGAATCCAAAAACTTGCTGAACAAGCAGGTATGTATGTTGACCTCGACAGCAAGCCGTGGCCCAAATGGATGAGTGTCGAGGAATCTACTGCGGCATACGAGAAGTTCGCCCAGTTGATTGTACAGGAATGTGCTGATTTTGTGGCTGCTGGTGAATTTGGTGACATTGGCACTGCTAACGAATTAAAGGAATACTTTGGAGTTGAATCATGATGTGGGCATTAATAATTATTACTGCGTCCGGATTACAGTCCGCGGGTAACTATTCTAACAAGGAATTGTGCGATCAAGCAGCCAAAGAGTGGCAAAAGCAAGCGGTTAAAGCAGCCTGTAGTCAAGTAGAATCTCCAGAAGTTGCTATGCAAAAAATGGTATCAATGATGAAATCAATGATAAAGTCTATGGATGAACGAAAAGAGTAAACAACATTTCGGAGTTGAAGAATGACAACAATTAATCTTGAAGAAATTCCGCAAGGGGTATTGGATGACATCGCTGATTCTTTTGAAGTAGTTACCTTTGAAAATTATATGAAACCGGTAACTGCCGAATGTGAATTCAAACGATCAAACTATCGTAGGTTTGTTGCCGACAATGTTGAAGGCTGGGTGTTAGATAGTAAAACTTTTGAATCTAAATTAATTACAGGAACTAAAATG